GCTGTTGCTCCCGTTACATCTCCTGTGTGTGTTGCGTTGGTTACCAAACCACTATACAAAGTATTAACAGCGTTATTGTCAGAGTTATCTGTGCCTACTGGGTCGAAGTCAGTTGGTATTACTTGGTCGCCTGTATTTACTCCTGATAAATTACCTATATCTGTTATATCTTGTGCTACTAAACCATCACCTAAACTAACTACATTACTAACTTTTGCGGTGTTTAAAGTTACCTCCGCTTGTATAGCTGTATCGTCATATACTGTATCACTATCAGTAAAAACTGCTCCTAAAGGTACTGCGGTTTCAACAAGTGGGTGCGCTAAATCCGTTACCTTTGCAGTATTTAAAGCGACCGCTGTATTATTAGCTACCTCTGTATCGAAGTCAGTAATTGTTGAAGCTAATTGATTATGAGCTAATGGTGTACGTGCATCACTTAATCTTGAATCTGCTGTATCAATTAATGTAGCATCTGTTATAATAACATTTAACTCTGCCAATGTATCAATATCAGTAGCCTCTAATTCATTTCCTGTTGCTGATAGTTTAGCGTTGTTAGTTACTATATTTGATGCTTGGGTTGGTGTAATACCTACCTTAGCATTATTTGTTGCTGTATCACTTTCTATTGTATCTAAATTAACCGCTTGTGTAACTGATATAAACCCTACTTTTGTAGCATCTGTATAACTTATTTTAGCAGTGTTTAAATCTACTTCTCCCTGTATTACGGTATCATTGTAAACTGTATCTGTATCGGTAAATAAAGCACCAATAGGTACAGCAGTTTCCACTAAAGGATGAACTAAGTCTGTAACTTTATCATTGTTCGTTGTAATATCACTTGCTTGTTGTGCTGTGATTCCTGTCTTGGCTGTATTAGCTGCAACATCTGTATTTGCTGAAACCAATGCTTCTGTATAACCAACCTTAGCAGTATTCAATGCAACTGCTGCTGAATCGGTATAACTTATTTTGTCTGTATTTAGACCTATAGCATCCCATTTGTCAGAGCTTAATAAACCCGCATTTGTTGTATTTGCTTCGGGTAAAATAGCATCAGTTCCATCACTTGAAGCAACTGTTAATGTTGTAGGTGTTCTAGTAAATGATAAATCAGTTGTTACATTGTGATTAATGTCACTTACTTTTGAAGTGTTTAAATTTATTGCCGTTCTATTTTCAGCGAGAGCACCTTCAACTTCTATAGCTGTTATTAATAAACCAGTATCAACTATTGGAAGTTCACTAGCTGTAGTTGCTCCACTTACACCCGCTTCACCCTGTATTCCTTGAATACCTTGAACACCGTCATCACCTTGTATTCCTTGTATTCCTTGTATTCCTTGTGGACCTTGTACGGTTGAATCAGCACCCTCTATACCTTGTATTCCTTGAGGTCCTTGTATTTGCCCTATGTCATCCCAATTAGCACCATCCCATACATAAAATGAATATGGTGTATCAACCTCATAAACATCACCTGTTGTATTACCTCCTGCTGGTAAATCTGCAAATGTAGGTACTGAGCCTAAAATAACCAATCCTAATCCTTGAGGTCCTACAGCGCCCTCTATACCTTGTATTCCTGTAACTCCAATATCACCTTGTATTCCTTGAATACCAGCAGGACCTACTACACCTTGAGTACCTGTAGCACCTATAACACCTTGAGAACCTGTTAAACCCGTTAATCCTGTTTCTCCTTGAATACCTTGAGAGCCAGTAACTCCTTGTATTCCTTGAATACCATCCGCTCCAATAGTTCCATCAGTACCTGCTGTGCCTGCAACTCCTTGAATACCCTGTAATCCTTGTGGTCCTGTAGCCCCTTGCACTCCTACTTCATTAATAAGTATAGTTACTTCGGTTACTGAGGGTGTTACTGTTATATTAGCCATTTGTTATATCTTGTATTATTTTAATAGTTCCGTCTATATAAGTTATAACTCTGCCATTTGGAAAAGTAAACTCAATATCATAGTAGTATGTAGATATACCCCAATCTAATATAAAAGGGTCAATTTGAAATACACCATTTAAAGCATCTGTAACTGTTAAACCTGCACCTATAATAAATGTATCTACTATTTGTCCTTTTTTATTATTCAGTTTAAATTCAGACTTTATAACAACATCAGTTAAATCAATAGCTGTAAGCCCTACTGTATTTAAAACTGTGAATTGTAAACCGTTAAAAGTGTCCCCTTTATAATGGTTCGGTATTTTATAAAACTCAGGCATTTTTCTTTATTTTTTTTAAGAATAATTTTAACTTTTGTATATGTTCTTTTTTAGGTTTGTAGTACCTCCTTTTAATATAATTGCCATCCGCCATAGTTCGCATTTTTAATAGGGTTTACATCGTTATTTGTATTGCTTGTATATTCAGGATAGTCTAAATAATTATAAGACATAAAATCAATAAATCTATTTGTATAACTATCTGCGATATTCCTTTCCTTTTCAACTAAGAAATCTATTTCGTTTTTATCTACACTTTGACTATTCTCTGCGTTATGTTTAAACACCCCACCGTTAGAAACCGTATAAGCCATAAAAGGAAGTATTTCAACTAACGCCCAATGTATAAGCATCGGCTTTACATACGTATTTAATAAATTTTTATATAATACATTACCAATTAAATCTATATCATCAGGTAAAAGCGACTGTATTTTTTCTAATAAATCAGTACCTAAGTATTGCTTTAAATGTATGTCTTGAGCAATACCTATATATTGAATAAATTTATCATTATCTACATTACCATTTAAAATGCTATACTTTTTTATGTCCTTAGTTGTTACTAATAGTGCTTTGCTCATTATCCTTTATAATTTGGGTGGTGACCATTGTTAGGCATATCTTTTGGGGCTTTTTTAGCATCTTCTAAGCCTTTTGGTTTCGGTTTATATCCTTTTATACTATTAACTTCTTCTGAACTGCTAAGGGCTTTATCTACAAATGGCGTTCCGTCTGTTTTTTTCTTTAATCTATATAGGTTTTCATTCCAAAAATGACCACAATTAACTCCGCCTTTAAATTTAAACAAACTATAAGATTGTTTTTTATGTCCAAATTCTTTATTTATACCTCTAAAACTAGCTTGGTCTATATCCTCTTTGCGATATACAACACCTCTACCAGTTCTATTCATCATTTGGTTACAAAAATCTCTACTTTTACCGCTTGAATACTTCTCATTATACTCATATCTAACCTTATAAATGTCTTTATCTAGTGTGCTTGAAGCATTTGGATTGCTTTTTATAACATTTGCAAACTTTTGCATTAAATTTTGCTTAGTTTTTATGTGTTTTTTAGCCCAATCTTCTATGTTTTCGTTATCATCTGATGAAATACGCTTATCTACAAGCTCCCATTCGTCTGTTATTTCCTCACCATCTAAGTTATTTAACATTTTATCACCATCGTCATCGCTAAAATTAGGTGATTCAGCACTCATATTAACGTCATTTTGTGGGTCAACACCACTGCTAAACTCTAAAGGCTCTAATGTTTTGAAATATAAGTCTAAACTAATATCATTTATTGCTAAAATATCAGCTATAACCTCTGTTACTTGGTCTTGATAGGTGTTAATTACAACATTATCAAACAATAAATTAGCTGTTTTTATCTCGTCTGCGTTATTTCCTAAGCCTCCACCCGTTTCACGTACACCAATAAGCATCGGACTTGTAACTCTATGCCCTACAATTAGCTTATCTCTACATTCTTTTGCTAAATATTCGTAATGTGAAGGCGCATCGTTCAATGCTATATCTTCAATAGTTGTTTCACTCTCTTTATTAGCGTTAAAAGATATAATATTTTTTAAACCGTGCGCTCCAGTTGTTTTATTATCAATATCCTTTTTAATTTGTTTTCTTTTTTCTTCGTCTGGAATACCATTATTGAAGTTTATAACACGCGTTCCGCTAAAACCATTGATAGTATCATTAATTAAATAATCTGCTATCTCTTGCTCTAAAAATGCGTATGGTAAAGACCCTACATAGTCAACTGGTGTATAATAATCAAACCCTGCAATATAAGGTCGTAATACATAAATCTCATTACCTGTATCTTTTCCAAAACCAAAAGAATCAATACTTTCTATTACATCGCTTTGTTTTTGTTCGCTCCATTTAGGGTGATAAAACCAATTTTCAATAACACCTTCTTCGTTCATTTTACCAGCTCTTAAAGTATTCATAGGAAAATGAGTAACCTCTTTTACTACTCCTTTAATCTTACTAACTTGAAAAGCCGCCATACCTAACATTTTATAATCAAATATAAACTTACGAAGGTCTTTTTTCTTAAATAAAGATAACATTTGAGCGTATGCGTTTGGTCGTCTACTTGCATCTTTAGCACTTAAACCACGCCCATATATCATTTTAGAAATACCGTTTATAATAGCGTTGTTAGTTGTACTCCCCGTGTACCTATCAATTAAGTATTGAAAGTAGTCGTTATCTTTACCGTATAAAATCCATTCTTTATTTCTAACCTCTAATATCTCAGGAGTTGTATATTTTCCTAAACTTATAACGCTATAATCTTGTGTTAATTTTTTCATATTGTAATGTAATCGTTATTACTTTCACGTTCTGTATATTCGTTATTATTAATTGAGTATTCGCTTTCTGTTTGAGATGTGCAAAATACTTTGTCTTTAAATATTATATCAGTACCGTTATAAGCTGTTAAATTATAAAACCTATCTTCTTTTAAATCAAATATTAAATCAGCTGTTAAATAATAACGCTCCAATGGAAAAATACCTGTAATTGTAACCTCTGTATTGTCTTGTTCATCACGCAACATTATACTAGTACAAGTATTATCTCTAGCAATAAACTTTATATTTTGAGCTGTTGCTATAGGTTTTAATATTATCATTCGTTTGCTTTTATAATAAACAACATTTTTTTAATTTTGTTATAAATAAAAACCTCGCTAAATAAATAACGAGGCTAAACTAAAAAATTAAATTATGAAAAATACTAAACCCCTTCTGTTACTACAAAACCATCTGTAGCATCCATTAATGTGGCATCAATAAATGAAGCCATATCACTCTCTTGGGTTGTTGCAGTTACATTGTAACCACTTAAATCACCCATTGCAGCACCACTAGCTGTATTAACAGCACATTCAGCACCGTTTTTCATACCAGCCAATCTAAAGTTACCGTTGTAATCTTCTAAAATTACATGAGGTCTTCCAGATGCTAGTAATTTCATTTCTTTTTGAGATACTAAACTTTGTTTTTTAAATACAAATGTTCCTGTACCAGTCCAAAAAGAAGTACCATTCTCTCTGCTATTTTCATTCGCTTCATCAAATGTATTAGCACCTTTTAACTCGTATTTATAACAAGTTATAGGAGCTGTTAAAGCTGTTATTTCCTCTGCTACAATAGTAAAGTTAGCAAAAGCACCAGCATCATAATTGAAAAAGTAAACAGCTCTTAAACCCCCTACGGAGTCTTTACAAGGTTCTAAACGTCCAAGCGTTAAATCACAAGCCATATATTTTATGTGTTTTATAAGGGTAGCCGAAACTACCCTATATTATTATTAATTATTATGCAGTAGTTGAAAGATACCAGATAACCTCTTCACCGTTCACATATTGAACTCCTGCACTATAAACCATTTTATATCTAATCATTCCAGATAAATCTGATTCATCCATATCTTTAATTCTAATGTCGTTATGGTCAGCCATTAATCCAGTAGCGAAATAAAGGTTTTTCTTTTGATATACTACGAAAGTGTTATCAGGTAAACCGTTAATTACTTCTAGTTTAGTAGTTCCATATTGTAGTACCATATCAGCACCACCTAAACCGTTAGAGATACCAGCAGAAATAAGAGCTTGTTGGTAAGCTAAAGCGATGTTATAAGATACACCGAATACTAAGTCTGTTTTTCTTGCTAAAGCAACAGGTACAGCTTCTAATACTTTTTCAATCTCACTAATTACATTCGCCTTAGTAATTGCGGCAGTTAAAGGCGTAATCCCATTATTTGCTTTTATTACTGTCCAATCTGCTGTGAATAAAGGAATAAACCCACCAAAACGACCAGCTGTTGCACTTACACCTTGCCAAATATCTAAATCTGTTGCTTCTGCTGTATCTCCTAAAATCTCAGCTAAAAGAGCAGTTTCTACATCAGCAGGTGCTTTATCATTATGAGCAGAAAAGCCCATTGACGCAGCACTCCATATTTGTCTTAAATCTTCTTTACAAATCTCTTGTTCGTTCTTTAATTTCTTAGGTGTAATTAGTTTCTCTGCTAATGTTACCGCACCTGTTGGTGTAAACCCACAAGCATAATCAGCTCTACCATCTGAATAACTAATTTTTCTAAGTGATACCTGAAAGTCTACATCAGGCAAAACGGTTACTAAATTTTTTGCAATAGTATCAGCTTCTTTAAATGCTTTACCTACTATTTCACCAGCTTCTTTACCAGCGTAATTTGAACTTACTGTTACAGTCGTTGCCATATTTTATTTTTTTCTATTATTTAAAAATTCTACTAATGATTCTTTTCCTAAATGGATATTTTTATTTACTTCTTTTTCTACCGAGTGTTTTACTGGTTTCACTTCTTCCAATTCTACAACTTCAACTTCTTCTACTTTTGCAAGTTTAAGCTCTGAAATTTCAGTCTTTAGTTTTTCAATTTCTTCAAAGAATTGCTCTTTAGATATTGATTCAATAATTTTTTTAGGAGTTGTTTTTTCAGCTTCTAAATCAGGAGCGGCAACTTCTTCTGTCGCTGGTGCTTCTTCTTCTGCGTTAGCCTCTTTAACTTCTCCAATAATTCCGTCTTGAGCAACTACTAAAAGTCTACCATCTTCTAAAACGTATTCGCCAATTGGTAAAGGGATACGTTCTTCTTCTGTGATGATAAATATTTCAGCATTAGCCTCAAAAACATCAGCCTCTACTATAGTACCGTTGTCAAGTTTCATTTGTTCTAACTTAACCTCCATACTTAGCAAAACCTTAACATCATTTAAGATTTTTTTGTAATCCATATTTTTACAGTTATTAATTAATAAATTCTATACAATAAACATAAAGTATAGTTTTTTGTTATAAATTCAATTATTATAATTCACCTTTTTCAATAGCTTTTATAATCTCTTTTATTAAAAATTCAGATTCATCTTCTGTTAGTTCGTCAACTGTCTTTTCAATAGTTTCAGTCATTTCTACTTTGTCGGCAAAATAGCCCTCAATACTAAAACCTTTAACCTTTCCAGTCTTTACATAATCATTCCAAATATTATCGTTATCTACTTTCATAGAAACCATCCACGTGCCTACAGGAACATTAAAACCATACTTTGCAGACTTGTCTTGTTTAACGTCATCTACTATCCAACTTTCAACAACCGTCATATCTTTTAGTTTACTTTCGTGTTCTAAGGTTGCGTTACTTTGGTTGTTTTGTTTAAGGTATAATTGAGATGCTTTAACTACGGTTTCTTTTGAAAAGAAGATATAAAACTCTTTATCTTTTATACGTCTATAAATGTTCTTATCTGGTATTAAAGCCGCTCCCATTAAAATACGTTTTTCAGTATCTATTGTAGCGAGTTGTATCTCATTACTTTTTAATGCTATAAAGTCAGATTCAATAGCTGGATTTTCAACAACACTAATAGCTTCAACTCCGTTTATTTCTTCGTTTTCGTCTATTATTAACTCAATTATTTGCATAAGTTTATTTTATTATTAAACAATATTTATAGATTTTTGTTATAAATTAACCGAATGTAGCGTTGTCTACAATATTTCTATCCAAACTTTGCTGTGTTGTAACATCGTTACTAACTACATATGCTTTTACAGGTTCTTGCGTTTGCCCACCTATTGCACTCGCTAATTGATTTGTTCCACTTGTACCTACTACGTTAAATTGTGGAGCTTGTGCTTGTTGTGGTGTTTGTACAGAACCACCAGCACCTCCACCATTTGGAGTTTTTACAGATAATATAGCTTTTACATTTGCTAAACCACTTGCAACCGCTACACCAGCTGCTAAAGCTGCACGTATTGGTGCGTCTGGAGTTGGTATTAATAATTGAGATTCATATGCTTTCTGTGCTGCTAAGTAAGTTGAAATAGTTGTAGATGCAATTGCTGCTGCTTTACCTGCTGCTGTTTCTTTACCTACTAAACCACTAATAGCACCCAATGCTTGACCATAAGAATTTAAAGCGTCATTCTTTGCTTTAGTTTCTAATTCAGATATTTTTATTTTCTTTTGGGAGGCGCTCCATTCTTTTGCTACTCTTAAATCTTCTGCATCTGTTACTATTTTTTCTTCTTCATCTAAGAATGTTTGTAAATCTTCATTGTCTTTTATTCGTTGTTCTGCTAATTTTTCACGCTCTTTTATTTTAGCATCTTCTATTTTTTTAGCTCCTGCTATTTCTTCATTTTGAAATGTAGTTAATGAAGTCTGTAATCTTTTTTGTAGATTTAATTTAGCAGTATCTAATTGTATTCCTTTCGCTTTTAATTCAGCTACTTTATTTAAGTCTTCTTTTGTACTTCCTGATAGTTTATTCTCAGCTATTTGTGCGTTTAATCTTAATCTATTAGCCGCTATTTCTTTATTCGCTATCCTTTCAGATATATCAGACGCATCTTTTAAAAACTTAATCCTTTCAGTTGCATTAAATTTATCTCTTTGCTCAGATTTGAAACGTAATTCAGCTATATCTCTATCTGCTTTTGCTCTTTCAACTATTAAACCACGCTCTATTTTATCAGCTGTAGCTCTTTTATCTGCTATTTTAGCCGCTTCTTTAGCGTCGGCAGCAGCTTCTTTTGCTAATTCTTTTAACGCTGCCGAAGCATTCCTAATAGATTCTGTTAAATTATCAGTACCTAAAGCAACTTTTGCAACTGCATTACCAGCCGTTTCAGCAGCACCAGCAAAATCAAGTTTAAACATTTGCCCCATTGCTTTACCTAAAGCAGGAACTAACTCTAATAAGCCCTCAAACCTATTTATTACATTTTCTTTTAATAATTTAACAAAATCATTAATTGCTTTTTTAGGATTTTCAAATACCCATATAATTTTTTCACCTAATGACGCTAATAAATCAACTAAATTACCAGTTACAGAACCGATAACACCCATTAATTTAGCATACTTATTTTGTCCTTTTTCAGAATTTGTAAACGCAGCTTTAACAGCTACAATAGCAATTAATAAAGCACCAATACCAGTACCTATAATAGCAACTTTTAATAAATTAAAACCACCACTAACAGCTTTAACAGAAGAAAGCATACCTTTAAATTTAGATACCGCTCCACCAGTCATTTTATCTAAAGTGCCACCAACCTCATTTGATGCTTTGCCTACTTCTTTAGTTTCTGTTTTTACACCTTTTAAAGATTTATCTAACTTATCAACACTTTGTACAGCACCGTCTGTTTTTACTTGTATCTCAATTACTTCTTTTTTCATAGTACGCTCGTTTAACTTGTTTAAAACCCTCTTTTAAATTCTCAGCTAGTTTATACTTACCTTTAGCTATTTCTATAACCTCAGAACTACTATAAAAGTTGTCGATATTTAATAATTTAAGTACTAACATATTTTAATTTTCAGATACTGATATATCACCAATTTGGAACTTAGGTACTGTACCATTATTAACTACAAACGGTGCTGATAATTGTCCGTGATGTAACAAGTCACCACCTGTAATAGATGTTCTAATACCTACGTGTGTAATTGTTTGTATTGTTCCTGTATTAACTGGATAGGTTATAATACCAGCATTGCTAACTACGTTATTTGTAACAGTCCAACCAACAGCCGAACGTACTACACCAATACGCGCATACCCAGTATAAGTAGCTTCTGTTCCACTATCTGCATCCGTTGGTGCTGTTGTGTATAATGCTAAGTATAAACTACCAGCTGTTGCACTATTTTGCAAACCACTCGCATCACCTATATTTGCTAAATCAATATTTTGATATAGTAGTTTTAAAATTCCTGATTCTAATGTATTACTTTTTGCCATTTTATTTTATTTTATTATTTTATTTTTTATAATATCTTTATAACTATCCCACCATAAGCAGAATCTCCAACATTATAGTTTCCTTGAACGTTAAAAGCTGTCCTAATAGCCCTACTATTGTAAGAATTTGATTTTGGTTGAGATGTAAATGTCCCTGCTATATAATTTCCAGCATCTGCATTTACAGTATTAGTAGCTTGTCTTGATGTCCATAAATTTTCATTTATAAACAAATCACCGCCAATTCCTGTTAATCCACTGTTAATGATAGCAATATCTCCAGATAGGGGATATTCTAATGCCGTTGGTAGATACCAATCAGTAAACCCTCCAGATGATAAATTATTAGCCAATAAAGCTGAACTAGTAGTGTGTCCAGATTGTGAAATTATTCTATTGGTTTGTAAAGCTCCACTATAATCTTGAAATCCTATATCAAAAGTTATATTACTCCAGACATTAGAAGTTAATTTATTCGGTGCTACAATAAGATATTTATAAAGTACAGCTGGTATGTGATCATAATTTCTAAACTCCTTTAATGAAGTTGTTGGTGCAGTATAATAAGTCGCATCATAACTTGTAGCTATCGCATTTTGGATTGCCACATTTAATGATGTTATATTAAGTAACACATCAGCTGCTTCCATATTATTTTTCACATCTCTGAGAGTTGCTCCTATTATTGGTACTGCCGCCATATTTATTATTTATTATTTATTAATTCTTGAACTAACTTTTTCAAGTCGTTTAAATCTTCCTTTATTTGTTTATTTTCTTTCTTCAATAAATGAATTTCAGCTGAATGTAAGTCAATATAACTTACCTGCTTTATTCCATTTGCTTCAGATACAAATTCTGGATTTGTTTTTTCTAACTCTTGAGCTATAACTCCATATCTAATTATCCCCTTAACTTTCTTAAATTCGAATTGTTGATAATTGGATTTAATTTCCTTATATCTAATATCTTCAATTTTCGTTTTAAGTTTTTTATCAGATCCTAAAATGAAATCATTTGCTGTTATTGTATAAACAGTTCCTGCATTCCATGAAGATACCAAAGTAGTTAATTGGATATTGTTTACCAGTGAAGATATTCCATTTCCCCCAATTACATTAAGTGTCGGATTTATGGTACTAGTTCCAGATTGAGTCATCCCATTTCCAGCTGTTACATTTGTAACTGTACCGCTGCTTCCACCCCCTACTATATCACTTAAAAAAGCTAATGTGCCCGAGCTATTTTGTAATGTATATGTGTTTTCTTGTGTGGCTGCTGGAAATTGTAATATACTTTTAGAGCTAGTACCATTATACGCACCTATTTGAGCTGTAGTCGCTTGCATATATAAAAAATGACTAGTAGGGGCTGTGTTATCTATAACGTTAATAGTACCTGCATATATATTAGAACTACCTATACCATCACTTACTGTTATTACATTTGTAGTAGTGTTACCTATATCTGTAACGCTCTGTAAGTCGGTAGCTCCACCGCCTAAACTAGATAATAACACAGTACCACCACCGCCTAATAATGCAAATGCATCGTCTGATGTTGTATTTATAAATGAGTTTGCGTTTATATCATTTGTAGTTATATCACCAGCATCTGTGACCTCTTGCAGTGTTGGTGTTATTGCAGTATCTAATGTAGCTAATAATTCAGACGTACCTACTAATTCAGCAAACATACTGAGTGTGCTAACTTGATTTATACGTGCTAACATTGTAGATGTACCGCTTAAATTAGCTAATAATGTACCTATCGTTTTAGCTGTTAAAGCACCTCCTATGTAGTTTAATAAATTTAATTTTACATCGCCACTAGTTAAATTAATATCTAGTGAATTTATAATATAGTTTTTACCTCTAATTTCAATTAAATCATTTAACTTTAATTTGTTTAATATTTTTAAAGGTAGGTTTGCTTTATAAACATATTCACGTCTTTTGCTATCGTATAAATCTGTTATGTAATCACGCCAAAACGTATTAAATAAACTAGCTGACTGTGTTGTTAAATTCCAGCTGCTCATTTCAGAACCAAAATTTAAAGACATTTCACTAGCGCCATCTATAACAGAACTTTCAGCACCTACGTTTAAGTAGTTTGATATTTTAGTAGACGTACCATTTTCATCTAAAAAACCTATGTATTGTCCAGTGTCAACACTACCTCTATTAAAGAATAATATGGGGGGTAATACTACGGGTTTTAAATCTTTATCAAATGCACTACCTACTTGTATATTAGTTTCAGCTCCAGTTGTAGTGTCTGTTAATTTTTCCATTAACATATTCTCAAACGGAACTTTAATATCTAACGTACCACCATCAACATTAAATTCAGCTTCTAAATCTCCATAACCAACTTTATTAGTGTCAAAGAAATTATAACCAACAATAGCCTCAGCCTCTTCATATTTAAAATTAATATTTTTATATAACTTAGGTTTGTTTATATCGTAACTTTCAACATCTACATATTCTGTTAAATTTTTATTTCCACCATCTAAATACCAACTATCTAAAGTGTCAATGTTAAAACTTGTATATGATAAAGGTTCAATAACTAAATTAAACATTTTAACCAACCCTTTAAAAAAGTCTGCTAATTTAATATTAGGTAAATTGTTTCCTATTTGTAAATCATCTGTAATAGTTTGAGATGAACCTAAAGTTGTATAAGTGTTAATAGTAGCGCCATTAACTACTTCTTTTTGTTGCCAAGTAGATGTGTAAATAAATTCGCTATCGCTTTCAACTTCTATTCTTAAATTCCAAATTTGCTCACCGCTAACAGTACCATCAATACCAAAGAAAAAACCCTCAATTTGAAGTCCGTTATTTCTAAAAGATTCATATATTAAATCTTCATCGTTATAAACTTTAAAAGTATAACTTACATTTTCATAACCAGATGCAGCTGTAATAACACCAAGTTGTCCCCACGAGATTCTTTGATTACTTGATACTGTTCCAAAAGTTGTAAAAGTACCTATGTCGGTTGTAAAATTAACATTATCACTATCGCCACCATTCCAATCTACCGTTAAACTATTAGCACCTATATTACCTGCAACCGTTCCGTTAAGCCACATAAATAACTCATCAATAGAATTTGTTGTATTCTTAAAAAAGTTATTAGTAAAAGTAACCTCATATTCAGCCTCAATAGCCTCAATAATTCTATTAATTTTAATAGCTGGTTTTAACTCCCTGTAATTAATACCTTGCGATGGTATTGAAGCGTTGTATTTTATTTCATTTGCTACTGTTGGTGAGTTATAATCCCAATTACGTTCGCTACTAATTAAAGGATATATTATATTACCATCTTTAATACCATTTTGTAAACCGTCTATAACATTATTAAAATCATAATCGTGGTTGTATGCCGACAGATTTAATTCACTTAGTAAATCATCAGCAAATAAATCTGTTAAATTAATTAACTCACCGTAAAAAGTAATCTTATAATTTTCAGCAATACCATTCTTTAATTTAACACTTTCTAATTGTATCTTACCTAGTTTATATCTAACACCGTTTAGTTTTAATTCAGCTTCTTGCCTAATACTAGCATTAAAACCCCCTGTTATATCTGAATTATACCAGTGCTTAAATATCTTATTATTTTTTTTAGATGTTGGTACTGTAAATGATTTAGTAAAGTCTGAGAATACCTTACTAATGTCTTTAATATTTTGTACGCTAGAATTTAAAGATACAGTTTCATCTTTAAATAAATCTAACCTTTCATTTTGTATGTAAACTTCTAAACTGTACATATTATCTTACATTGTTTATTGAGTTAAAAGCAAAGTCTGCATCAATTGTATAATTAATTAATTTATCATTTAATCTAGTTTGATATTTTAAAGTTGACGTTTTTAAATTGATAGGTAGTACATTTGAGTTGTAAGTAATCCAAACCTTTTCACTTAATAACAATTGCTCTAATACCTCGTTAAATGTTTCATCTACAAACCCGCTATTTAACGTTATACTTTTACTTCCTGTTTTATTTAAGTTTGTTGTTTGATGTTTAGATATGTTGTAACTTCCAGATGTTACATTATTACGTTTAAAACTTTCACCAGTAACCGATAAATTAATATCGGAACGCTTAAAGAAATACAAGTCTTGAAACACTCCGAACTTATTTACAAATGTAACTTTGTAAGGCGTGTACTTACACTCATTTATATTTTCAACTGCTATAGTTGTGGTTGTTAATCCGTCATAAACATCTACAGATGTGACGTCTGATTCATTTGCGTAAACTACTTGACCTGTATTAGATGACGTTGGTATTATAGTTGTTGTAGATACTAGAGCTGCGTCTTTATAAAACTTAACGTCAACCACTAAGCCTTGGTCTACGGGCACTGTTACAACCCCTCCATCAATTACATACATAATTGTATTTGATTGTAGTAAATCAGTGCTATCATTTTGAGGATTCGCTCCGTCTTCGTGGTTTCCATACCCATCAAAACCTTCTAATTGCACAAAAGAACTTGCAGACTGTTCAACATCTAATATACTTTCTGTAATTTGATAGTCAACCCATACATTAAAACAGCTATAAGTACCATTAAATTCATTTAAAATATAGTCTTTTACTAACTCGCTAATCTCAAATGTAACTTCTTCATCTATTGCTACAGTATCAATTGTATATGTTACAAATGGTCTATTTGTTGTTTGCGTTCCTGTATAAACATATAGTTCTAGTTTAGCATTTGTTAAATTAGTGGATGCTACATTTATATAGTATGGACTTCTAGCATTTATTTTTGACATATTACTCTGTTATTATATTATTTAAATCCAATCCAAAAGCATCAACTACTTCACTAGGTAAATCTTTAAAAGCCGCTTCAAAAGGTTTAGTAAAAAAGTGAGTTGGCTTAATACCTTTTCTTTTTTTAGCTATCGCTATTGCAACTCCTATACTTTTATAATTACCCTTAGCAAATTGACCTCCTAAACTTCTAAAACGTATGCCTCTAAACTTAGCCCAACGTGCAAAAGTTCCTGTAGCTAATTCAAACCCTAATAAATTACTACTCGCTTTATATGAGTATGGTGTATTATATTTTCGTTCAGTACCACTAACTCCTTTGTCTTGAAAGTCTGCATAATCTTCCATATAAAAGGACAAACTAAAACTATTGGCAGATACATTCAATTGATAGTCTAAGCTGTTATATAAATCCTTTGTAACGTTCTTTTTTTGTCGTGTAAGGTTTGCTCTTGACCTACTTATAACACGCTTACTAAACGTTTCTAAACTTTGTTTTACATTACTTAACATATCGTTCCGTCATTAGCAATATCAACATCAAATGTTACAGTCCACCCAGCTAATAACATTTCTAACTTACCTGTAAATGGTTGCATTGACGGCGTACCGTTTAACTGAAATAATTCATCTCTTAAATCACCCCTATCTAAACGCTGCATTAATCTATTAATAACTGATAGCTGTGTGTTTAAAACATCTTGCTCATTGTCATTACCTAAAAATTTATCAGTAGTATCTTCTTTAGATATATCTACAATATCAGCACACGATAACTCAATACTAAAAGTCCATACGTTAGAATTAAACACAGCATTTGTTATTACAAAGTTAGCTAATGGAAATATAGACTGTTTATTTAAGTCTACTTTTGAGCTGTTACCAAATATAATAGTCTTACAAAAAGCATCTTCAAGTAAACTATCTTTTATTTTAGTTGTTAAATTGTAAAAACCACGCATATATTATTTTTTAAATCCTTTTTTAATTTGTCTATTCTCATAGTTTGCTTTATCAATTGTATAAGATAAATACATTAAACATCCGTGTAAAGGGTACTCGCTAACTGGTGTTTCTGAATTGATTGGCTTGTCTTTAGTCCCCTCGATAATTCTGCTAACGTTGCTTTCAGCGAGTGTACATAACTCTTGATAGCTTCCCCATTTTGCTCCGAAATGCTTCCGTTCTTCGTTTGTTTCTCCATCTCCTTCTCCAAATAATTCGGGATACAATTCAGCAATTCGTTTGTTAAATTGTAAAAAAAAACCATTGAACCTAATACAACCGATAAAGGCATTTGCTTCATTAACTCGCTATACTCTTGCGTACCTTTGTAATCTTCTATAATATACTTATGTCCTTGCTTTTGTTTGATAGGTCGGTACAAAACAGACATAGCCATATTCATTTTCTGCCAATCGTTTACATACGTTGTAACGTCTTTATTTTCTCCGTATGTAATAGCATCTAGGTTTGGTATAAAACCGAATGTGACACCGTTTAAATCAAATGTAAGTTGGTGTTGTTGTTCTACTTCAAACAAACTATTTATATGTATTACAAGCCTATCAATTTCACTTGCTTTAATATTGTTAATTGCTTTAATATCTAAGTCTAAAAAACAACTTAATAAGTCATCGTTTGTAGGTTCTTCTATTAGTAAGAAGTTTTGATATTGTTCAAGTGTAATATCGTTTAGAGATTCTGGTATGTTAATTTCTACATTCATTATTTAATAAACAAGTTTAGTTTAGTTTTGTATAAAGTTATTAATACACATAATAGTTTCCTTTGTTTGGATTGTCTAAATGGAATATAACATTGTAACGGATGCCATCAATAGCGTGGTTAAAGTCATCAACATACAAGTTGGACTTCTTATCTGTATAAACATAGTTGTTCATTTCCTTAGCTATGTTATTACTATTAGGTTCTACAATAATCTCATAGTCTTGCATCCTTGAAATACCGCTTTCTATTGTACCTTTTTTAACAGCTTGAATATTCACACCTAAAGATTGTAAGTCGGATATTAAACGAGGCTCTGCACTATCAGCAATTATAAGTTTGTTCTGTACCCTATCGAGTATAATAGTAGCTAGTTCGTGTGATTTTATACCCTTACGGTATAGATGTTCTTTAACGTATATTTTCTTTTTAGTTTTATCTATTGCTACTTCTGTTAATGTATCAGGGTCAACACTGAAACCGAAGTCCATACCACAACTTGTTTGAAGTCCATCAGGATTAAACGCACCGTAAGTCCATTTATCAAATACAACACCCTCAGCTTTATCTAACCAAGCTCCAAGTATAACACTATTGTATTTCTTTATATTATTCTTTTTGATACGTGCTACTTCATTTAGAAAACTTTCATCTAAGTTATCAACATTATTTAAGTATGTTGTATGTATATAAGTTACATTATCTTTTACGCCATTAAAACCAGCGGTAACTCCAGACTGCTCAAAGAATCGTTTGTATATCCAATGTTCTTTTGTAGCTGGATTTAATATAAGTATAACTCTATTTTGTACACCTTTAGTTCTTAATGATAGGTTTATTTTGTCGAATATAGTTTCATCTGTTAGCTCCTCAGCTTCATCTAAAATCCACGTTGTAACACCTTGCAATGATTTAAGGTTTGCTGTTTGGTCACCACTTGAAGTTTTTAATCCTTTAAATATTATTTCACTATCTGATAAAGTATTTTTTATTTCATTCCTACTTACTTCAAAGTAATCGTTTAATTCTAATAAATCTATTTTCTCTTGAAACTCAGGAACGATTGACAAATGGGCAGATGTCATTGTTTGCCTTGTGAATAGTATTTTATGATTAGGCTCAAATGATAAGAGGCTAGTAAATCTACCAACCTCAAATGATTTACCAGAACCACGACCACCAGTAAGAATAAAGAAACGTGTGTTATTACCTAACGCATCCCATATTTTATTCTGTTTCTCCATTATTATACAATTCTTTTATATCAAAATCGTTAATAGTATGCGTGTTCTTTTGTTCAATAGTTTGCGTTGGTTTACCTAAATAGTATTCCATTAATATTTTAGCGGCTGTTGTATCTTCATCTTTAACTGACTTATTTAAAAGCATTTTAATAACGCTCGTTAAGTCTTTAAATGTTAAGGCATCGTTTAGTACATCTTTAAATTCATTCTTACGCCTATCTATTCCTTTAGCTTTTGTGCTGTGACCTTTGTTACCGTTGTTTTTCCTTTCGTCCATACTCTAATAGAATCTAACTATTTGATTTATTATTATAACAACATTTACGCTGTTTTGTTAAACGTTGTAATAAAATTCATACTCGTTTTATTTATATTTAGTTTAGCTTTAACATTCAAATCATCAATACTATTTTCAATACAAAACTTTTCAATGTATAAATTAAACTCTTTGGTTATCTTTGTATTCATTGTATATAACTTTTAACTCATTAACCATTGAACGAACACAAGAGCCACACGTTGTAAACTTAGAACGTCTGTTGAATATTCTATTAGATATTTTTAGAAGTCCGTTTTGCTTTTCAGTTGTTACTGTGTTATATTTATGTTTAAAAAATTCATCTAAATAATTGTATTCGTTTTCTTCTAAACATTCTGGTTTGTTATATGGAAATAGTTTATTCAATATCTTTTTACGTTCATCACATCCGCAGTCATCACCAAAGATAGCCTTAACGGCTTTTTTAATACCTGTAGCTTCTGTTATCTTTTCAATAGTATCACCTAAGCCTTGTGATTTTTTATAAGCCTTAGTTCGTTTGTCTAATTTTTTCGTAGTCATCTTTTAATTTGTTTTTAATTTTACTCTTACAATTTTTTACTGTATGGAATATGGAAACCCAACTAATACCAGTATCATTTGCTATTTTTCTAAACGATGTCTTTTTGTTTTTGTAAATGTCAAAGATTTGTTTATCGTACCAGTGCCACGTTTCGCTTTCTTTATCTACTTTTAAACAGAACTCGTGAAAGTTTTGCTCAGTCTGTAGTGTATCTTCATTATCTTCAATCTCAAAGTCATCAATATTAAATTTAATCATTTTCTTTTGTTCTCTGAAATAAGTGTAAAGAATAGATTTAAGCGTTAGATAAATATAATATCTATTTACACCTTGCTTATTAATAACTTTGTCATAGGTAGCATATTTAAGAAGTTTAATATACATCTCTTGCACAATGTCCTCACTATAATAACCGCCTCCTAGCTTTTGTACTACTTCAATCCATTCTTTATGATGTTTAGCTACTGTTTTTAACATAGTATGAATTTAGTTTCTAAGAACTTTAACAGTTCGTTTGTTTGTTTGAAAGTATAAACTCCAAAATTAAACATTACATTTATACAAGCGTCAACATTATCTTCTTCATCAGGCATATAAAAACCACTGATAGTATTTTCATCTATGTATAAATCACGCCATTCAGTATCTTCTTCTGTTTCAATTAAAAATTGTACTTTCATAAAACAAATATAACTAAAAAATCAATACAAATTAAAAAAAGTTTAAAAAAGTTTGCACAGTAAATAAAAGCGTTATACATTTGTTGAAAATATAAATATTATGGATGATAAAAAATTATGTTACAGAGTGAAAGTTAATAATAAGTTTCACGAATACTCAGGGTTCTTTGATAGTATAGAACTCGCTTTCTTATGGTATATGACTCACGGCAAATGGCTTGAATCACAATGCAATAGAAAATTAATACTATCAATTGTTTGATTTATAACAAATTAAATCGTACATTTACAAAACTAAACAAATAATTATGAAACCATCACACAAATTAGAAGTACTTAATAGAATAAGTGAATTACGTTTCGATAGCGGTTACTTTGAGCATTGTTTAGAAGACAGTAATACAACTACAGCGAGTTACCAATTTGTATTTGAGAGCTTACATTTCGAAATAGTATTAGAGATTATAGAAACCGCAATATGGGACGCTCCTGACTTTTACGAGCCTGACGGAATTGAGATTGGTAACTTTGAAGTTACAGATATGGATGGCAACGACTTCGCAGGATATTTTGAAGAGGATGAAATTATTAATCGTATAAACTATTAATATTATGAAAAAAGCAAACTACACATCAGCAACTGGCTTACAGTTCAGTTATGATAAAAACGACAATATTAAAAAACTAATAAGCAATAAAATGACGGTTGTATTTAACAAGCCATACCCAATGAATTTAACAAACAAAATTATATAATTATGAAACTAATAGCAAAAGCAATAATCTCAGTAATGAAAGAGGTTAAAGGAATGGAAAAGAATAGCCGAGTAGGTAAAGGCACTAAAGCAGCTTACGATGGTACAAAAGACCAAGATGTTAAAGAGGTATTTAATGTTGCATTAGCTAATAATGGTTTGTGTATGTTGCAAATAGGTATTGAAGAAGAAACACAAATAGACCGTTGGCAAGAAGAAGACGCTTGGAGTAAATCAGTACCTAAAGCAATGAAACAAAAACAAAGCGTTTTTACAAAGGTTAAAACAAAATACTTGTTATTACACGAAAGCGGAGAAAGTGTTGAACTTGCAGGCTATGGACACGGAATAGATGCACAAGATAAAGGAGCTGGTAAAGCTACAACATACGCAATGAAGAACGCTTTACTATATTCTTTTTGCACTCCAGTAGGTAAAATAGATGATACTGAAACAACGCACTCACAAGATATTAAAACACCTACACCAACACCTATACCAACACCTAAACGTTTAACAGCTGCACAAGTTAAAGTAATCCCACAAGCCGAAGACGTGAACAAACTACGTACTGTATTAAAATTATACACCTTACAACCTAACGAGAAGTTATTAATCGACAAACGTATTGCTGAATTAACAAAATGAAATAATATAAAATTATTAATTAAAACTTTTAACTTAGTATGAAAACTATAAATTTAACTTTAAAAATAAACGAACACGAGCTAACTACTTTTGAAAGTTGGCTCAGAGAACAATTAGAAGTTATATCCTTTAAGGTTATACCTGATACTAACGAACTATACGAAAGCGATACTACATTTAAAAAGTTAGTTAAAGCCTGTAAAGATGCTAATGATGCTAAAGCTGACTACATAAATAAATTTAATAAATAGTATTATAATTAGGTAATATAGTATTACTTTAAATGGATTTAAATTTGTATATTGCGTTTAAATCCGCCAAGATTAAGAGTTTAATTTAAAGCCCTTTTCTTTGTTTACTTGGCGGTACATTGAAAGGGGTTTTTTAATACACTATATTATGAGTAAAGAAACAGAATTATTTAAAGACATTCCAAACTTTAAAGACTTATATCAAATAAGTAATTTAGGAAATGTTAAATCATTAAGTAGATTAAGAAAACATTATGCTGGTGGTTTTGCAAGAACTAAAGAAAAGATATTAAGTAATTGCATTGATAATAACGGATATTATTTAGTTAATTTAACTAGTAATAATAAAAGTAAAACACACCAAATACACAAATTAATGGCTATTACATTTTTAAATCATATTCCTTGCGGACATAAATTAGTTGTAGACCATATTAATAACAAACCTTTAGATAATAGGATTGAAAATTTACAGTTAATTAGCCATAGAGAAAATTTAACAAAGGATGGTTTTAGAAGAAATTTAACAAGTGATTATGCTGGGGTTTGTTGGGTTAAAAGAGATAGTAAATGGAGAGCGTCACTTAGAATAAACGAATCATTTATAAATATAGGAAGCTATAAAGATGAAAAGGTTGCGAGTGAAATATATGATATTGCAGTAGCAAATAAACATATTTACAAATCAAATAATAGTGAGTTTAGAAAAATTATAAACGAAATACATAACCAATGCTAGTAGTACCCGCAATATTAGATACGTTCGCTTCATTAAAAGATAAGACCATTCGATTAGTGTTCTATTGTAATGAATTAACACCACAACAGCTTTTAAAGGTTGCTGAGAATATACAGCAATTTGGATTTTTGGCTTTTAAAAATGATAAATATAAGAATAGCGAACTTGTAAATTTAGAAAGTTTTAAAACTGGATTTGATGTAAAAAGAAGTAAATCACAGTTGCTCAGGTCGATATTATTTCGTAACTTTGAGAAAAATAAAGAGGGCTATAAAGAGTTTCACGACTACTATGATTTTAAAATGAATAAAATGATAACATTTTTTAAAG